ACAACTGCCGATCCAAGTAAGATAGAACAGTTCCGACCATTCTTACTTGAACCATCACCGAAATTAGATGAAGATAAGGTTGTAACTTCAGAAGGAATAGAGTATACTATAGTACATCAATATGATCGTGTCCCAGAGTGGAAGAAAGTGATTGAGGCAAAATATGACGACAAAGCAAATGTAGGACATGATCTATGAAAATAGCATTATGTTTGTCTGGTCAACCTAGAATGTGGGAAGAAGGATACAAATATCATTATAAGAATATTCTCAAAGATAATGATGTAAGTGTATTCTTTCACACATGGACACAAGATGATATGAGTTTCTATCAAAGAATGATAGATTTGTATGAACCAGAATTGTCTGTTGCTGAAGATACTCTTGACAACGATCTATCAAAGTATACTAGAACTCCACCTCCATCACCAAATTGGAAAGTGAAAGATGGTCGTATGTCAACGTTTGCTCAACTGTATGCCATTCAAAGTTGCAATCAGTTAAAATCCGAGTATGAACTAGAAAACAATATGACATTTGATTGGGTTATTCGGTCACGATTTGATTTTGCTATCAACGCACGAATACCATTTGACGAATTAGACAATAACAAACTATACATTCCAAATTGCCGTATGGTACCAACCAGAGATTTTGGTAATGATCAGTTTGCATTCTCATCATCTAAAAATATGGATAACTATGCAGAATGTTATAATCATATTGACGAATTCTATGATTCTGGTGTACAATATATGTGTGAAGATTTTATGAGTGCTAACTGGAAAAAATATGGTATGGTTGGTGAGAATCTGGCATACTGCGATATCAATCATCCATTTCCACCCGGTGAGTACAATGGAACACCACATTCTTTAATCAGGGAAGATTTTGAAAAATGGCTGAAGTAAATTTAGTTATCTGCATGGCAGGTTATAACACCCGCTTTCATGATGTTGGTTTTGATATTCCAAAGTATCTATTGCCTTGGAATGGCACAACAATCATTCATGATATTTTACAGAATTTTGGTGAAGTACAGCAGACAGTTTTGATTGCAAACAAGCGTGATGTATATTTTAAAGATCAATTGCTAGAAACAATTAAACCATTGAATTTGAATGAAAACAATGTACTGTACATTGGTGACACCAAAGGTCAAGCACATACCGCAGCAGTTGGTATTGGTAAACTGTACTATACAGAATTACCAACATTCATTCACAATGCGGACACGATTGTTAAAGGTCGTAGATTAGAGACGATTAGTGCTAATATGAATGATGATTATGATGCATACATTGATGTGTTCGTAGGCAATTCACCAAAGTATTCTTATGTTCGTGCATTTGAAGAAACTGTGTTGGAAATTGTTGAGAAGAAACAAATCTCACCCTATGCTTCATCTGGACTGTATGGATTTCTGACAGCAAGTATGTACATGAGTTATTACGATTCTCTGATACAAAAAAATGATGAGTTGTATGTAGCAGATGTAATTCAAAGTATGATTGCTGGTAGTAAAAAAGTATACATGAATGGTCTTGGAAACAATCAAGAAACGATTGTGTTAGGTAGTCCACAAGAATATGGTATTGAGATAGCACGACAAACACTAGGTGCGAAATGATGACTATAGTTATGCATTTAAAAGGCGGTTCTCTAAGTAATACTTATAGATTACCACAGTATGATTTAGTATGTAAAGAGATTGTTCGTGATAAGAATCGTGAGTATGGTTTTGTTCGTTGGTATTCTCAACTGAAGAAACTACAACGATACAATACAATCTATCCTAATCTGTTTCCAAAAGTTATTGGTGTTAATGTTGATGAAGAAAAAGCATCATTCAAAATAGAATACATGAAAGGTTTTCGTGACATTAAAACTATTTTGACTAACGACACACTAACAGATGATCAAATCTTTCGTATGAGTCAAGCAGTGTGGAAAGCATTGAATCAACTTCATTCAGTAACACATGATCCAATACCAGGCGCTGGTAAATTATATTTTGAAGAAGAAGTTCTCCAGAAGTTAAATGATGCTTTAAAAATACCAGAGTTTGCTGAGTTCTATACTCATGGAACATATGAATACAATGGTAGAATAGTTCAGGGTATTGGTGCGTCAATGCACGACCTTGAGAATTTCTTCTCTGAGTTGACGCTGGTGCAAGAAGAAAACATTCATGGCAATCCTACATTAGAAAACATCCTATATTCATTTGATGAAGATCGTGTGGTGTTTATTGATGTATATGATGAAAGTATGATTGATACTAGATTCTTGGACTATGCACAAGTTCTACAATGTTCACGTAGTCATTATGGTTATATAAATGATAATCAGATAGATATAGGTGAAGTTTCTGTAACTCATAGGTTGCAAATACCCAAGAATTTTGAAACCTTTAACTATCATTTTGAGTCTGGAATTACCGAACCGAGAACAAAAGAAATCGTTGATGTATTTGAAGCAACACAGTTTATCCGTATGCTTCCATTCAAGGTTCTAGCAGGTGATATAGATAAAGCAAAGTTCTTTTATGTTCATGCGTGTTATTTGTTAAGTAAGGTGTTTAGATGAATGATTTTATGATGGATTATGACAAGTTCAAACGGACTTGGACAGTCAAAACGGAATTACCAGTAGAGTTCAAACTGACGTACTCTGCTGATATTTTCAATCCTTTGAATCATGACTTGGTATCGTACAAGACCAACGATAGAGTGATGATTGTTATTGATCAGAACGTTCATAAGTTTTACACTGTAGAATTAATGAACTATTTTAATTCCCACAACGTCAAATATTCTATGTTGGTTATTGATACCAATGAAGAGAGTAAGAACTGGGAGGATGCGGATTATATTTTACAATTTTTTGAAGATGAAGGAGTCTTACGCCGTGAACCGATTATTGCCATTGGTGGTGGTGTCCTGCTTGACATTGTTGGTTTTGCTTGCAGCATATATCGTCGTGGAATTCCATATATCAAAGTCCCCACAACACTTTTGGCAATTGTTGATGCCTCAGTTGGTTCAAAAGTAGCAATCAATCATTTTGAAAGACGAAACAGACTTGGTGCATACTATCCTCCGATTGCCACGTTAATTGATAAAAAGTTTATCAAGACACAGAGTGAACGTGAAATTGTGAATGGTATTGCTGAGATATTCAAGTTAGCAGTTATCAAATCACCCGAATTATTTACATTACTTGAAGAGAATGCTGAACTATTGATTGAAGAGAAGTTTCAACATGGTGCAGTGCCAGTTCGTGTAATCAATCTTGCTATCACAGACATGATTGCTGAACTTGGTCCGAATCTATGGGAAAGAAAACTAGACCGTTGTGTAGACTTTGGTCATACATTCAGTCCTGTGATTGAGATGGCAAATATACCTGAGTTACTTCATGGTGAAGCAGTGGCACTTGATTGCCTGTATAGTTCATGTATTGCTTGTCTGCGTGGTTACATAGGTCAGAGTGTTCTCAACAGAATATTTGACTTGGCAAAACGATTGAAACTAAAAACATATCATGAAGATTTCACGAAGATAGAATTGCTTCAACAAAGTTTATCGGACGCAACCAAGCATCGTAATGGCAATCAGTTTGCGCCGTTGCCAATATATGTGGGTAATTATAAAATTGTGAATGATATTACGGAGAGTGAAATGAAATATGCTATTGAACTTTTTAGGACTTATCATGATTAAGAAAAATGCTGTGGTGACAGGTTGCAGTTATGGTTTGGGTGCAGAGATTTGTCGTAAATTAATTGACGATGGTTATCATGTCTATGGTCTATCACGCAGTAAACCATCAGAAAATTTGATGAAATTTCCAGAAGATTTCACATGGATTGAATGTGACATATCAAAAGCAGATGAAGTTAAATTGGCATTCAAACGAATAGATCAATACACTGATGTTCTAGTCAATAATGCTGGTGTGTTTACTGGTGGAAAGTTTGCAGCACAAAATCATGAAGCAATTGATAAGGTAATTGATGTTAATCTCAAAGGTGCAATGTATGTTACCAACGAAGCATTGAAGTGGATGCCATCAGGATCACGCATATTCTTTATCAATTCAGTTTCTGGTTTGTATGAGATAGAGCATGAAGCAATCTATGGCGCATCAAAACATGCACTCACTGCATTTGCTGGTGTGTTAGGTAAAGAGTTACAGAGTCGTGGTATATCTGTTACGAGTATTCATCCTGGTAGTATTGAGACTCCGATGCAACGAACCAATCCAAACAATGCACCAGGTAAGTTTATGAAACCAGAAGAGATTGCAAATCTGATTTCATTTATTTGTAAGACCGAAAATGTAGAATATAAAACAATCAAACTATTTCCAAGGACAGAATGGCACCAATGAAAGATAAAACATTATTCATCGTAACATCAGCCTTGAATGCTGATATGGGTGTGGTTAGTCGCACCGACAGATATGATCAGACTATGAGAGGTCTAATATCAATTCGTAAGTATGTACCAGATGCCATCATCCTTTTGGCCGATGGATCGCCTCATGAAATTGAAAAAGCAAAATTGAAAGCAATTTCACACTTTGCTAATTTTGCTGCTGATTTTTCTGGCGATGAACAAATAACTGAGTTGGCTATTAATCACCGTAAAAGTGAAGCAGAAAATCTTTTGATGTTGAAAACTTTAATGCTTCTGCAACAAGATGAGGATATGAAAGAAGTCATGAATAGTGTTGGGCGTATATTCAAGTTCTCAGCACGAACTGATCTCACTGATGAATTTAACGTTGAAGAACATATGCATCAGGGTAAGTACGTATTTAAGAAAAGAATGCCAACTTGGTTGGAAGATTCTCGTAATGAATTTGCTACAGACCTACTGATTACCCGTATGTTTTCGTTCTGTCCTACACTGATGGGAGATTACATGAAGATGTGTGAAAATAATATTTCTCTGATCCTCCAGACTAGAATTGATACGGAACACGCACATTTTGTCAACATTAATAAAGATTTATTGGTGGAATTAGATGAAATTCACTGTACAGGCATCGTGGCAGGCACTGGCACAGTTGAGAATTACTAAATAGAAGAAAACGTAACCCTGCTGTAGAGGCGGATAAATGAAATTTAGCGATTTTCTGCGTGAGCAGACAGAAAAACATGCTGTACTGGCATTCGGGCGTATGAACCCGATAACTTCTGGTCACGAAAAATTAGTACAAAAAGTTAAAGATATTGCCGGCGCTGTTGGCGGTTCTCATCACATCGTACTGTCACATTCGCAAGATTCCAAGAAGAACCCTCTATCCGCAGCACAAAAAATCAAACACGCCAAACGGGCATTTCCTGATACCAATTTTACTGCCGCAAATAAAGATGCACCAACATTCTTTCATCACGCAGAGAAGCTCCATAAACAAGGTGTAACTCACCTTCACATGGTAGGTGGTTCTGATCGCACAGACGAGTATCATAAACTTTTACACAAGTACAATGGTACACATGAAGGTGCTCGGTTCAACTTCAAATCAATCAAAGTCCATTCTGCTGGCGAACGTGATCCAGATGCAGAAGGCACAACTGGCATGTCTGCATCTAAGATGCGTGATCATGCCACTAAAGGCAACTTCAAAGAATTCAAAAAAGGTGTACCATCTTCAATGTCGGATGAGCATGCTAAACACATGTACAATGATGTTCGTAGAGGTATGAATCTGCACGAATCCATCCTAGCAGAAGGTGTACACGATAAAGCAATATTTAAAGCCGTATTTCTAGCAGGTGGTCCAGGTTCTGGTAAAGATTATGTTCTGTCAAATACACTTGATGGACATGGCATGATTGAAATCAATTCAGATAAAGCATTAGAATATCTGATGGATAAAGAAAATCTGGATAAGACTATGCCAGATAACGAAGCAGGACAACGTAATGCAGTTCGCAAAAAGGCTAAAGATATTACAGAAATCCGTAACCGTCTAGCATTTCATGGTCGTAATGGTTTGATCATTAATGGTACTGGTGCTGATCCTAAAGAATACGAAGAAATTAAAAAGAAACTTGAAAAGTTGGGTTATGATACTTCAATGATCATGGTTAATACCGATGATGAAGTATCAAAGGCAAGAAATGTAGAACGTGGTCAACGTGGTGGTCGTACAGTGCCAGAAGAGATTCGTAAGAAAAAATGGGAAGAAGTACAAGCAGCACGTGCTCAGTTTTCTAAAATATTCCGCAACAACTACATTGAATTTGACAACTCAGAAGATTTGCGTAATGCTTCACCTGATGTTGTCAAAGCAAAAAAAGAAGAGATGCAACAAATTTTCAAACAGATTCAAAAGTTTGTTGCTGCACCTCCTAAAAGTGAACAATCAAAACATTGGATAGCATCAGAGTTAGGACAAAAAGATACAGCACCAATAAGTAAGACTGCACAACCTCATTCAACATCGAAAACAAATAGTGAGATGGATGCAATGGGTCTTGAGTATTATGGTTTTGGTCGCTACGGTAAGAATGGTAAAGTGACACACCGTTCTATCCATGATCGTTTGGTACCAGTAGATAAGATTGCCAAAACTGTTGAGACTCATCAGAAGAAAACAGAAAAGTCAATGGGACCTAATGTTAAAGTTAGAACAGAACCTAATCGTCATGATCGTGCCAGAGCAGCAAAGAAAAAAGTAAATGAGGCATTTGAAGATTTATTTGAAGATGAAAAGAAAAAACAAAAACTCATGTCAGACACAAATGGAAATCCAAGAGTGTTTCATTTCCGCATGTCTGCTGCCAAAGAAGCACATCGCAACAATGGTACAGTTCACAAAATTGGAAAAAACTACGTTGTCAAAATCAGAGAGGACTTAAATGAAATATCTTCACCAGATAATAATGCTATTGAAACAATTTATGGACAAAATTTCTCCACCCCCGATGCAAAACAACTCGGTAAAGTTGGAACCAATTTTAGACCAAAAGGAAAACCTGCCCTCGACAAACCAGTCAGTGAGTCCTACGACGGAAGTGGAAGTCCAACCAGAACCAAAATTACCCTCTCCAAAATCAAAGAAAACTGGGACAAGAAAATCCAAGAGTCTATCGACAAAGGAATAGAACCTGGTATTTCAATGGCAGGTGCTGGTGAATCACCTGCAAGAGATATGGGTGAGAAGTTAAGTAAAAGAGGTAAAGCAACACAAGTTTTACCAATCAAAGAACTAACTGGTGATGAAACTGGTGCATCTATTGGTGATCAAAAAGAAGATGAGTTAAAGAAAAAAGGTATTTCTTTACTGTCGTTCAAAAAAAGGAATTATGTATGAAAAAATTTGAACAATTCGTAAAAGAAGCAAACAAATCTGGGGATGCATCATTACATGATTGGTTTTCTAAAAGCAAATCATCAGATGGTAAACCGGGATGGGTTCAGTTGGGTGGACGATATGCGGGTAAGTCGTGTGCAAAACAACCAGGTCAAACTACGAAACCAAAATGCGGTAGTTCAAAGATGGCAGCATCAATGTCCGACAAAGAAGAAGATGCAGCCGCACGAAGAAAAAGAGAACAAGACCCTGATGCAAATAGAAGTGGTCAAGCAATCAACGTTCCGACAGAAGGAAAACGAAAAATGAAAGAAGAAACTTTTGATGAAGCATGTTGGGCAGGATATGAAAAAAAAGGAATGAAAACCATGTTTGGTAAAAGATATCCCAACTGCGTTAAAAAAGAAAGTATTGACGAATATATTGCTAAGAGTGAATGTCCAGAATGTGGTGGACTTATGGTTGCAGAAGATCAATTGGTAGAAGAAAAAGATGCCTGTTACCACAAAGTAAAATCACGATACTCTGTATGGCCTTCTGCTTATGCATCGGGTGCATTGGTCAAGTGCCGTAAAGCAGGTGCTGCTAATTGGGGAAACAAAACAAAACAAGAAGGAACGCAATTAATACCGTTTAAGGCATTTATTAATGAAGCCGCCAATGCTGCACAACAGGCAGCGATTGCAATCAATATGAAAAAGAAAGGCATCAAGCCTAAGAATGAAGAAGTTGAATTGGATGAAGTTGCAGCATGGCAGCGTAAAGAAGGTAAATCGGAAGCTGGTGGTTTAAATCGTAAAGGTATTGAATCATATCGTCGTGAGAATCCTGGTTCAAAGTTATCTATGGCTGTGACAACAAAACCATCTAAACTTGATCCCGATTCTAAGTCAGCAAAAAGAAGAAAATCATTTTGTGCTAGAATGGGCGGAATGAAAAAAAGATTAACTTCAGCAGAGACCGCACGTGATCCAGATTCACGTATCAATAAGGCTTTGCGTAAATGGAATTGCTAATAATTAAAATAGGAGAATCACATGTCAATTTTCAATGACAAAGCACTGAAAGGTGTAGCAGAAGCAGTATCAAAGATTGTAGATGAAGAACTGAAAGGTAATCAGCACAAGATTGATGCCAACAAAAATGGTAAAGTAGATGCTCATGACTTCAAACTACTTCGTGCCAAGAAAGGCATGAAAGAAGAGTTGAAACAAGTTGATGAGGCATTTCCAACAGTAGCTGACGCAAAGAAGCGAATGGCTGCTGGTAAGACTACCACTGGTACAGTAATTAAAACTAAAACTGGTTTAGTTCATAATCGTGATTACAAAGATGATGAAGATGATGCAGAAGATATGCAAAAGAAACCAAAAGGTTATGGTGCTCGTCAAAACTTCAAACGTTCAACACGTGTCAATGAGCAGAAATTATCTTTTGTAGAAATGCTTCAGTTGTATAATGAATCGGGTGTAGAAGTTATTGCTAAGATTGCTCCAAAAACAGTAAAGTTTGGTGATACCGAAGTTGAACTGATTGATGCTAACGAAGTAAATGGTGTAGTTGGTATTACCGTTGCTGAAGAAGTAGATAACGAAACATTCACTAAAGAAGTTGAAGCACAAAAAGAAAAGAATGCTGGTCGTGGTAAGAAAGCGGAAGTTGCTAAAGCATCCGTTCAAGCGGTAAAGCAAGAGGAAGTAGAACTTGAGGAAGGCGATACACCATACAATGACCAATTATCTTTGCGTGGTGTTACTGCGCCTGGAGCACCAATGAGCAATCGTCATGGATACAAAAAAGCAGGCACAGGAACATACTTGGGTGGTAATAAACCAAGAAAAGCAACTGTTGCTAAAGCAACGGATGCATTAAAAACAAATATTAAAAATAGTTTGGGTAAACATCCTAAACCAAATTTACCTGAAGAAGTTGAACAAATTGATGAACTCAAAAAATCAACTGTTGCCTCTTACATTCAAAAGAAATTTGGCAAGATGAGTGATGAACCTGTTTCAAAAAATCAATATGGATATGCCAAAAAAGATGCAAAGGGTATTCAACGTGCTGGTTTGCGTATGAGTGGTATTAAAGCAACTCAAAAAGAAGAAGTAGAACAGATTGACGAGATATCAAAAAGCACTTTAGGTTCATACATCAAAAAAGCATCACATGATGTTGCTGCTAAAGGCGCATTCACACGCCATTTTGCCGATAAATCACGTGCCGAAACTGCGGCGCAAAGACCTGACTTGGCACGTCTGACCATGAAAAAAGCAGATAAGATGCAAGATGCTGGCATGAAACGCCGTGCGAATATGGCAAAAGCAGTTGATCGTTTGACTAAAGAAGATGTTCAAATGGACGAGCGTACATTAACATCTGCTGAAACTAAAGAAAAAGAAAAGAATGTAAAAGGTATGAAGAAAAGTCTTTCTGGTTTCAAATCCCGTTATGGTGACGATGCAAAGTCGGTAATGTATGCAACTGCAACCAAGATGGCTAAGAAAGACTAATCATGGCTACGAAGAAAATGAAAATAAATTTCAAGATGCCAACATCGACTGCTGCTGAGAGACTTCATGCTCAACAGCAAAAGAACAGAAAGGCCGCTGGTCTTCCTGATCCGTCCGAGTATAAGAAGAAACTCGATTCGATGAAAACTGAAGAAGAAGTTGAAGAGAGTTTCAGAATTGGTGGTATAGGTAGTCGTGGTGCAAATGTTCATATGTACGACAGAAATCCTGGACCAAAAGATGGTAGTGAATTGGAGAATGTACCATTTCATGCTAAAACAGAAAAGCAAAAGAAACTACAAAATGCCTTAAACGATTTGGGGAAGAAAATGAAAGAGACACATCCAAAACTAAGAGAAGATTATGATGATCCTATTACGATCATCAAAAAAGGTACAAATATAAAAAAGAAAATCAATGCTGATGCATATAATGTTTTCAAGCAGCATGGTTTCCGTAAAGAAGCCAATGACCCACAAGAGTACGATTACGAAGGCGATATGGCAAAATCTGATTTGCGTTCAATCATGCATCATGCCAAAGAATTACATGACATGTTGGATGACGATACAAATCTAGCAGAATGGTGCCAATCAAAGATCACACTGGCTGAAGATTATCTGTCAACGGTTGCTAATTACATGCGTTCAGAGATGGATGAAGAAACAATGCAAGAAGATATAAACGATTATCAAAGAAAGATTGATAAGAACAATAAGAACTTTGCAGCGGCAACAAAGCGTCAAAAGAATCCTCTTTCCAATAAGAAAGTGCTACAAGGTGCAGACTTTGCAGCACAGAGACGTAAAGAAAGACTTGCATCAAGTGGTCGTATGGATGAAGATGCTGAACAGATTGACGAACTTAAAAAGTCAACAGTAAGTTCATATCTTCTGAAAAAGGGTAAGCAGTTTTATGGTACCACAGTACATCAAGGCTCAGGTTCTCCTGAAGTCAAGAAAGATGTAAAAAATATGCAACGTGCCGTTTCACGTATGAGTGGTCAAAAACCTACACAAAAAGAAGAAGTTGAATATTTGGATGAATCGTCACAAGATGCACCATTCAACAAACCATACAATAAAGATTCTGGAACTACAACTGACAAATCTGGTGCTAAACATACACCAATGTCTAAGGCAAGACACTTGGCCCGACAAGCAATGAATAAAACAGCAGAAAAACCAGTCAAGGAATCTGCATCGGAGCCAACTGAAGGCGAAATGAAAGGTAAACAGGAATATTCCCGCAAAGCACAAATCGTAAGAGATGCTGCTGGAAAAGGTAAGAAATCAGACAATCCAGATAAGTTTCAGAAAGACCCTGAGTTGTCAAGTGAAATTCATAAGACTTAACGAATAACATAAATAACAAATCAAATAGTTTTTTTAGGAGAAAAACATGGCACTTTGGGGAAATTTAGATGCCTCTAACAATGCACCAAACTTTTCAGGCATCACGGGTTACAAGTCATCTACAAGTCTTGCTAACTCACAGATTGATGGCATTTTTGGTAATACGACAATTGGTCAAACACGTTCAGGTGTAGTAATGGGCGTATTTGGTGTAGATTCTACAGAAGCAAATTCAGCATTGTCATCTGGTAATGGTCGTAACGTCACTCATGCTGGTTGGGTTGTACGTACAGTTGGTACAGGTCCAGTAACATCAATCAGTGCAAATGCTGGTGCTGTTGGTACAAACAGTTTTGTTACTTTCACAGGAGGCTCATCGGGTGCTGCTGCGGGTATGACTGGTAACACTTCAGCAAACGCAATCGTTGCTGTTAATACAGCAGGTTATATTACTTCTGTTACTTTGACATCTGGTGGTTCATATGCAAATACACCAGTAGCTACACCAACATCAGGTAATGCTGCATTCACACTCACTATGGGTGGTCGTGCAAATCGTGTACAACAAGAAACTTTGGTAGCAATGGGTTCAATGACTGGCGATGCAACTGCTGCTGAAGATAGTAACTACCCAGATAGTTAATGAAATTTAGAACTTATCTCCAAGGACATGTAGAGGAATCTCCGTTCTCTGACCCACAAGTCAGAGCGGAGATTAATCGTGCGTTATTGTCTGAGATAGATGACACAGTTATGATGACACCAGAGTCTGGTGTTCAACGAATGCGGAAAGTTCTATCACGTTACAGTATAGACTTTCCTGCATTTGAAGATTTGGATACCGATGGCGATGAAAGCATTTATGAACTAGATGCCGGAGTTTATCTGTATTTCATTTATTATCTCACCGATGATGGTAATTACGAATTCCATGCTGAAATCACAAACGATGAAGGTATAGAAGAAATTCTGTCGGATGTGGAGGAAGATTCCGAGGAATAATGCACTTTGATGATTTAACCGATGAGAACGTTTTGTTATATGCTGCTAAGGCATATGAAAAACCAAATTGTGTAATGAGTGAGTTTACTGAAGATATGAAACGATTAAATTATCTGAAGCGTTTATTCCGAAGATATCGTAAGCATGGTGAGATGCGTGAGCGTCTTATACTAAATCATATTGTAGTATTAAACAATCTGTTCGGACCAGAAGTCACGACCAGATTGTTATTTTTTCGTATGTCAAAAGATGACCACAGTGTATTAAAAACATATTTGACATTTTTGAATCTTATGCCAGATCGTGTCAGAGGAATAAATGGAAAAGATATTATATCATCTGACATACCAATCGACATGCCAATAGCAGATATTTTAAGGAGTTTAAAATGATAATCGGATCAGGAATTACAATCGGTGGCGGAATAACTATTAAATAGAAATAGTTTTTATGTCAAACGAATTCAAAAAACAATGTGGTGCTGGATACTATTGGTGCAATACCGATAAAGTCTGCAAACCACTTCAAGAATCTGATGCAAGAATACCTAAGAAACCTGGTCAACCAGATAAGTCAGATAAACATTCTGATTTATACACAGACGAGGACCCAAAAGGCACAATACATGGTCTTAAATTTGCCACGCCCGATGATGCCAAAGCAAGTGTAAGTAAAATTAAATCAAGTGGTAGATCACATGCACATAAAATACAGGCAGCGATTGCTATGGAACAAAGAGCAAAAGTAATGGGTAAAACAGGCGCAGCCGCTGTGTATCGTAGTTTCATCAACTCAATGAAAGAAGATGCACCAGCCAACGCAGTTGGTGGTGGTCAAGTTGCTGGCATCGGTGTCGGTCCACAAGGCGAACCAGGTGTCAAGAAAAAGAAGATCGCAACATTCATTTCATACATGAGCAGAAAGATGCCTAAATGATGTGGATGATGCATCTGTTACCAGAATCATTTCTAATTCTCATAATTCATGCACTCTTGGTCACTGGGCTGATTGGCATGGCGATAGGTTTTATTGGCGGTAAATTACCTTTTGTTGGAACATATGCGACTATCATCAAGATAGTTTCAATCATTCTATTCTGCATTGGTTTATACTGGAAAGGTGGTTACAGTGTAGAAGAAGATTGGCGCCAAAGAGTTGCAGAGATGGAAGAAAAAGTAAGAATCGCAGAAGAAAAGTCCAAAGAAGTAAACACTGTAATTGAAACAAAATATAAAGATAGAGTTAAGAAGATTACTGAAACACGAAATGTTGTTGTTGAGAAAATTAAGATCAATGAAAAGATCATTGATGCAAAATGCGAACTTGATCCCGCAGTCATAAGCATTTTGAATGAGGCAGCGAAAAAACCATGAAGAGACTATTGAAACCTATAGGTTGCATTTTAGCACCACTTTTGATACTTATAGGTTGCAGTACGACTGTGCCAGTGGTCCGCAAGTTTCCAGAAGTGCCTGATGTACTAATGATTTCTTGCCCGCCACTGACGCAGATCAAAGAAGGAACAACCAAGTTAAGTGAAGTAGTTGGGGTTGTTACGGATAATTATTTTGAATATCACAAGTGCAGCGATAAGCATGATTTGTGGATGGAATGGTATAAGGCACAAAAAGAAATATTTGATTCTGTAAAATAATAATAAGGATTACAAATGGAACTGACAAAACAACAATTAAAAGAATTGCTTCCAAAAAATCCATACATTGATCAGTGGCACAATGCTCTGAGTCAATTGCTACCGGATTACGAAATTAATACGCCGCAGCGTATTGCAGCATTCATAGCACAGTGTGCTCATGAGTCAGGTAATTTTATATTTCTCTCTGAGAATCTAAATTACAAAGCAGAAAGTCTAATGAAGATATTTGGTAAATACTTCAAAGATATGGCAACTGCTAAAGCATACGAAAAGAATCCACAAAAGATTGCCAATAAAATCTATGCTGACCGCATGGGTAATGGCAACGAAGCATCTGGCGATGGTTTCAAATACCGTGGTCGTGGTTTAATTCAATTGACTGGTAAAACAAACTACACATGGTTTGCAGCATCACTTGAGATCACACCAGAAGAAGCAGCAGAGTATACTCAAACATTTGAAGGTGCAGCACAATCAGCATGTTGGTTCTGGGAAACTAACAAACTGAATGATTGGGCAGATAAAGGTGACATTGAGAAGATGACCAAGATCATCAATGGTGGTACGATTGGACTTGAAGATAGGAAGAAACATTATGCTCATGCACTTCATGTATTGGGAGTATGATGATGAGATATATACTGCTTCTACTGTTATCACTTACTCTCTTTGCATGTAATGAGCGATATCGTTATCCTTGCCAAGACCCACGCAATTGGGAAGATGAACAATGTAAGAAACCATTCTGTAGTGCTAATGGTACTTGCCCCGAAGATTTAAAACATTATGTGAAAGATAGTTCGGGTAAACCAATTATACCAACACCTGAAGCACCAAAAAAAGGAGACTGTAAATGATATTCACGCAAGAGAAATACACATCTGAGGAGTTAAATGCACGATTGAAGTTTTTCATCGGCATTATTCTAGGTCTTACTCTATTCGGAATTGTGTTTGTTGTATTGTATAGTTTAATTTTTGTTACTCAACCGATGAACGGTATGAGTCCAGTAGATAATAAATTCTTTGAATTGATTATTCCTGTTGCGACATTCTTGACAGGTACTCTATCTGGCATTATGTTAGCAGGTGATGACAAGGATTTGCGTGGTAAAGCAATTGATGCTGCAAACAAACCTTACACACCACCACCAGAACCACCATCAGTTGCAAAAGCATCTACACCAGTTGGTACAGGTGGTTTTATGACAACAACATCAGCATCATCGTTTGATACACCTTCATTTGAGGCATCAACTGGATTTGGTGGCAAACCTGCACCAGCACAACCTCCACATCCAGAGGTATAAATGAACTTTCTCTTAAAAATGTTATCTGGTGAAAGTGAACAGAATCCTAGCAGCAAGAGAACGATTACTTTTTTAGCATTCCTTCTACTTGCTATGGGATTCATTGCAGAAATGTTTTTTGAAAAAAAAATTAACCCTCAGACATTTGATACGATGATGTACATTGTTATCGGTGGTTTGGGATTTACCGCATCCGAAAAATTTGTCTCTAAGGAAAAAAAATGAAAAATGAAATTCTTGTAGGTTCAATGATTCTGTTTCTGCTTTTTGCACCACTGACCAAAGCAGCATTTGCTGCCGAATCAAAAAAAGTATGTGTCAAAGAGTTTGACAGTAAAACCAAAAAAGAAAAAGAAGTCTGTAAAACAATTAAAGTGCATAAGAAATTAGAAGGCACGGAAATACCTACTAAGAAATAAAATGCTACAAGATGCCGAAGAAATAACATTAAAGGTAGATGTGAGTGTGTTGAAAGAAAAAGTCAACACACTTACTATTCTTTGTGATAAGATGGATAGAGTTATTGAGAAACTTGCGGATAACCAATTGGATCTGGCTGGGCAAATTTACCAAGACATGGACAAGAGGAAGGAACAAACCGTGAGTGATATTAAAGAACTTCACTCTAGAATCACTACTACCGATAGGAATCTATCCGATAAGATAGAACTTACCGAACGTAGAATTATGGATGAAATCAAATCTCTGCGTGAGTGTATCGATCAACATAATGAAAAAGAAACATCTGACATGCAAAAACTATCACAGTGGAAATGGATGATTGCTGGTGGTGTGATTGTATTTGCCTGGTTGGTTTCAAATGTTAAACTTGAGATGTTAGGTAAACTTTTTAATTAAGTTGACTTTTTTGAGCAGTAGTGTTATTATGAATGCATGTCTCTTTCTACTGATTCGAAATATGTTCGTCTAATTTCTTCCCGTTTGCGTAACTTCAAACAGAAGAATACTAATCTATGGAATTTCTCCTGTCCGTTCTGTGGAGATTCTCAGACAAACAAACTCAAAGCCCGTGGTTATGTTTTTGCCAAGGGTAATGATCTTTTTTACCGTTGTCATAACTGTGGAGCAGGTACGAATGTTGCCAATTTACTCAAGCAAGTCGATTCTTCATTACATGGAGAGTACATACTTGAAAGGTATAAGTCGGGTGAATCCAATACATTCATCCGCAAAAGCAACACTGCACCCACATTCAACATACCCGCACCACGATTCGGTAAACCAGAAAGGCAAAGAATATTTGAACACGCAGAGTGGGTCTCAGACTTGCCGAGTGGACATTTTTGTTTAAACTATGTTGAGAATCGTTTATTACCAAAAAAAGTATACAACCAATTATTATTCACTAGTAAGTATAAAGAATTTTGTGACACACTAATACCTGATCATGGTAAGACTGTAATTGATGATGCACGATTGATTATACCATTCTTTGATA